CTGTTGATGAGACCGAACTACAAAGGAACAGACTCTTCCTTCCCATTCAGATATGCCTTGTTAGAGAACAACGATACAACTCCTGATGAGTTTGACCCACCCGCAGTATTATTGCCATTCATATTTACAGCAGAGAGGGAAGGTAATGCTGAACTTCAAAATGCTACGAAATCACCATACCATGATAGCCGTCAATGGTCACACAGCAACTATGCTAATCCACCATATAATCACTTCTCAAGAGTTTTGGCTGCTCTACTTCAAAATTACAAAGGAGGTTTTACACTAACAACTGGGGATAAGTATGGATTGCGTGATGATATTCACCCATATGAAAATTGTATTGCAGTATTCAGGGGCATCAAGAAGATATCAAGTAGTGGCCCTGATGTTCCTGATGACATGTTTCAGACCAGCACTATTGTTGGGACTAGAGAAGTAAGAGGTGACTATGAAGACTATGCGACTGGTACGTTTACTACTGCTGCTAACTTCGACCAACACAGCACAAACACGATGGTCTACGAAGACGTAAGTGGGCAATACAAAGCAGTAACAGGAACTCACGCATTAAGAAAGAATGTAAGTGCAGGACATGCTTTGTCAGGAGACCCTAACACTGAAAGTCTTGGTGGAACATCATACTTCCTAGATACATTGAAAGGAAGTGAATTGGATACCAGTTCTAGAGTGCAGAACCATAGGTCTCTATCTACCAATAGTGGAGGAGTATATTCTGCTAGAATGCTGTTGAAACCATTCTTGAATACTAGTGATGGAAATGTTAGCATTAGCAGTAGAACTGTAACGATAGACTTGGATGACACTGATTCAGAACACAGTTGGTTGGAGTTTGTTCCAAACCTAGAAGGGTACTATCTTGTCTCACAGAGAGGGGTAGAGGACTTAGCAGACACCAGTTTAGGAAATAACGATGTAACTGGTAGTAACTTTGACACTTTGAGTCAGACAACTGATTCATTGAATATACAGTTCATGGCGAAGATAGTCAGCCATACTCACACAACAGATATGGTTTCTGATATTTCTAAGATACACACACTTGTTCTAGACAGAGAAATCACTACCAATATAAAACCCTATTTCCGCCTGATGAGACTCGCTGAAACGACATTCAGAGACACACCGAATGAGATAGTCTTCAATCAACTCTTTGACACAGGTTTGGACTACACAGAGAAACCAAGTAGTTTCAAGACTGGGAAACTAGGTCGAGAATCAGGAACTGATAATTATTACAGTAGTGAGGGAGTATACAGCGCATATGTGTTGTTGAATTTAGACACTGCTCCTGCTTCCACTGCACACTCAGCCTTTGGTAGAACATTCACTGTCTCATATGGTATGTTACCGTATACAAATGGAGATACCTTTGAGGTGATGGTCACTGATGGTAAAAAAACAGATGTGAAAACAATGACTGTTGACTATCGAGTTAACGATAGAGATAATGGGATTCGTAGAGGACATTTCAAATTGACATATGATGGGGTGTTAAATGGGGATGGTGTGGTTTCCTTTGGGGAGATTATCAATCTACAACTCAGAAGGAAACCTGATTTGCAAAACATAACAGCCTGTCATGTTGGAACGAGCATGGTTATCGGAGAGGAAATTGAGACACATATGGACAAGATAATCAGAGATTCAGGATTGACTTCAGATTTGATTCAGACTCAATCGGAGTTCACTGGAAACATAGTGTCATCAGTAAGCAACAATGTGATTACCTGCAAGGCAACAGTTGAGAATCTAGAAGATGGAGATGTAATCTACACACATGAGGGATATCCGATTGGTGTTGTTGGTTCTGTTTCGGGAAGTGACATCACAGTGACCGATGTTCATACAGATGGAGATGTCGATTTATGGTTCACTCCTGTTCTCAATGATGAGATAATTAAACGAAATCGAAAGACTTTCATTGCAACCAATAATTTCAACAACAAGCCAGCCTATGAAACTCTTAATGAAATGGCAGGAAAGAAAGGTTTGGATTTCAAAGTCAAGGATAAAAAAGTGGTATTTCGTGACTTAAATTCTGCTGCTCTTTTGAGAAAACAGCGAATTTCCTATAAGACTCATACAATCTTCTCAGTAAAGAAAAACAGTTCACTGTTTGCAAAAGCCAATAAAGTCACAGTTGTAGGTGATAGGATACAGACAACTCTCGCTCTTGACGAAGAAGGAACACACATCACTTTCGTTGACCCTTCTATTAGAAACATATCAGGAGTATTGGTTAAAGCAGCAGAGTTGCTGAGTCTACACAATACAGATTCAAGGAAAATAACATTGAATGTTGAAAAGACAGGGTTGGAAACCTTAGAAGCAGGTGATGTAGTCTACTTGGATTTCCCACAATACGACATTCCAGCAGCAGATTATATCATCTTTGAGATAGAGAATGTTCTTGCTAGTACACTAAGCATGACCGTAGGTACTTTTGATAAGACAATCGCAGAGAGATTAAGTGAGATTGGCTCTCAACAGAGGTCTAGTAGTTCCACACTGTTCACTAGAAACTCTGAGGAAGTCGCAACAGGAAAATTACTGTTAGATTCTATATCGTTAAAGACTACACTCGTTCAGTATACAATCACTGGTACGGGTGAGACTTCAAACATGGGCTTTGATGACCTCGTAGGCTTTGGAGAAACAGTAGGATTTGAAACGACAGCAAACCAAGTAATAGGATATTACACAAGTGAGGATTGAAGATGACAGTAGTGAATGAGGGAGCAGCAGCAATAGCGAGTTTGATAGCGACTAATTATCAGGTTATAGCCATAGGCGATGGGGCTGATTCTACTTCTGCATCCCAAACTGGATTGAATAACTTCACCTTTCAGAAAACAGGACAAACTCCTACTGTTGTCGGGTCTACACTAATCTACAATGTTGATTTCACAGGAGCGCAGATACCCTCATCAGGAGTGTCAGAATTAGGCATATTTGCCAATGGAACAACTAATGGAAACGGCACGTTATTGAGCCGAGTTACCTTCACGAATACTGGTGTTGTAGCAAGCGGTGACACAGTTTCGTTTACAATAAGAATAGAGGTGGATAATTAATGACGACAAATCCGGGTATTATTTCGACTTTAGCAAGCAACCCATCGAGTACACAATTAAAGGATAATACAGACAACATACATTCAGGAATCATCAAGGCTTTACATGCTGCTACTGGCGAGAATAGAGGAATAAGCGGGTTTGGGTTGACGCAGGGAACTACAAACAGCAGGACTCATTTTCAAGTCGCAGCAGGTAAAGTCCTCAGAGATGGTAAACTTGTCAGCGTCTCTACTGCAACTTTGACAACTGCTGCCTCTGAGATATCAGCGAATGGAAACGATTGGTATGGTGTTATCGTAGTCTGTGATGGTTCAGCAACTGGTGAATCGTCAGATGCTAATACATTGAAATGGAGATACGGAGAAGTAACAGGAAAGGCAACCACAGGTGCTGCTACTGTTGCAGAACTCAAGGGAGGGGATATTCCTCTCATTGTAGTCAAGATAGATACAGCAGAGGCAAACAACGCTACAACTAGATTGCATCAGTTTTTGTTTTATGAGCAATCAACTCGACAGTTCTCTGCAATCAACAGTGGCTCAGAAACCATGAGAATCAATAACGATGGAACACTGACCAAAGGCTCTGCTACTATTACACTCCCATCTACCACAGGAACATTGGCATTAACTAGTGAACTCACTGGTCTAGATGATAGTAACTTAGCATCCAATGCAGTTACTACTGCTAAGATAAACAACGGAGCAGTTACAGAGGCGAAGTTAGCGACTGATGCTGTTACAACTGCCAAAATTTCTGATGCAAATGTGACAACTGCAAAACTAGCATCAGATTCTGTAACCTATGATAAGATACAAGATATAGGCACTGCAAACAGGGTATTGGGTAAGGCTTCCACTGGAACAGTAGAAGAAGTGCAAGTTACCTCTGCTATGATTGCAGATGCTACTATCGCAACAGGGGATATTGCTAACGATGCAGTAACATATGCGAAGATGCAGAATGTATCGGCAACCAATAGAATACTCGGTAGAGACTCGTCAGGGGCTGGAAACGTAGAGGAGATAACTCCTGCAAACCTACTGACAATGTTGGGAATAGAAGCAAATGCTGATGTAACAGACACTGCAAATGTCAAGACTGCTCTTAGTGGTAGTCTAGGGTCAATGACCATAGGTGATTCAGATGACAGCATTACGTTTGCAAATGATGTCACAATTAGTGGAGACCTAACAATTAGTGGAACTACAACTACTGTTAACACAGCGACATTGGATGTAGCGGATAACAATATAACGCTCAACAGTGATGTATCAGGTGTGCCTTCTCAAAGTGCAGGAATAACTGTAAATCGAGGGTCATCAACAGATAAGACCCTACTTTGGGATGAGTCGAACGATAGATGGACTGTTGGTTCAGAGACATTTGTTGCAGGAACATTCATCGGTAATCTTACTGGAACTGTATCATCTGCTAATGTATTAACCACAGCGAGAAACTTTGCTCTTAGTGGTGATGTAACTGCTAGTGCAGTATCCTTTGATGGTTCAGGAAACGTCACACTTTCCACTGCTCTTGCTGGCAATACAGTCAATACAACTGAACTGGTTAACGGGGCAGTAACAGAAGCGAAGATACAGAATGCATCAGTTACCACAGACAAGTTAGGCAACACTGCTGTTTCCACTGCAAAAATACAGGATGATGCCATTACAAGTGCGAAGATTGCAGATGATGCAATTACCACTGCTATGATAGTAGATGATGCAATCACATCTGCATTGATTGCAGAAGATGCGATAGTATCAGCAAGTATTGCTGACAGCGCAGTAACGAATGCACATTTAGCAGGAAGTATTGCACAGAGCAAGATTAGTGGTCTGTCAGGAGCATTGAGTGGCAAAGAGCCAAGTTTGACAATCGGTGGAGGATTAGATAGGACAGGAGCAACTCTATCAGTTGACATCAACAGTGCTACCACAGAGAATGGGATTGATACCGCAGCAGACTTCTTCCTATACTACGATGCTAGTAATACCAGTCTCAAAAAGATAAACCTAAGCAACATCTTCGGTAAGTTGACTGCCTCTGATATCCCTAGTTTGGCTGCAAGCAAGATAACAAGTGGTACTTTCTCTGCATCTAGAATACCATCATTACCTACAAGCCAAATAACAAGCGGTACTTTTTCGACTGCTAGGATTGCCGATGATGCAATCACTTTTGACAAGATGCAAAACGTAGACTCTCAGGTTTTGCTTGGAAGAACAACTAGCAATGCTGGTTCAGTGGAAACTCTTACTGCTGCTCAAGTCAGGACACTTATTAGCGTAGACCCATCAGGTACAGATAATTCAACCGATGTGACTTTAGCAGGAAGTAGAAATTATCTAACACTCAGTAATCAACAAATTACAGTCGGTGAAATTGATATCTCTGATGATACCAATCTAGTTGCAGGAACAAACATCACACTCTCAGGCGATACTCTGAATGTCGATACTGACTTGGCTAATTATAACAACACAAACTCAGGATTCTTAACTGCTCACCCTACTATTAGTGCTGCATCATCTGTAAACAACTTTGGAAGAACTTACATTCAGGATATAACATTAGATGCTAATGGGCATATCACAGCCATAGCCTCTGCTACCGAGACAGTGACCGACACAACGTATTCTGTTGGTGATGGTGGATTAACACAGAATAACTTCACAGACGCTTTGAAGTCAAAACTCGATGGTATTGCAGCAGGAGCGAACTACTATGTTTTACCACAAGCATCAGACACAGTTCGTGGAGGTATCAAGATTGGGACTAACCTCACTGTTGATTCAGGAACTGGTGTTTTATCTGCTGATACACAATCAGATGTAAACTTTACATCTGCCTTGAATACCAAGTTAGCAGGAATAGAAACTGGTGCAACAGCAGGAGCAAACTTCGCAACTAATGTAAGTAACATCTCGGTAACAAATGCTCAACTTGCTGGAAGTATAGAAAACAGTAAACTCAGTAATTCCTCTATCACTGTAAATGGTAGCAGTGTCGCTTTAGGTGGCAGTATTACACTGACCACTGCTAACGTTGCAGAGGGGGCTAACCTATACTTCACGGATGAGAGAGTGGATGATAGAGTAGCGGCACTTCTATCTGCTGGTGAAGGACTAGATGTTACTTACAATGATTCTAATGGGACTTTGACACTCTCATCCGAAGATGCCACATCCACGAATAAAGGAGTGGCTTCATTTGCTGCTGCTGACTTCGATGTGTCCAGTGGTGCAGTTACCATCAAATCAGCAGGTGTTTCCAATGCTCAACTAGCAGGAAGCATTGCTAACTCCAAACTAGATGACATAGCACAAAGTAAAGTCACTGGACTTGTTGCTGCACTAGCAAGTAAGGTTGAATCTCTTTCTGATTTGAGTGTAACTGCTAGTGCTGCGGAGATAAACATCCTAGATGGAGTAACAGGTGTTTCTGCAACAGAAATAGGATATCTTGATGGTGTAACATCGGGAATACAAACACAACTGAATGCGAAACAGGCAGCAGGTAACTATCTAACAACCTCTGCTACTATCACTGACCTGAGTGGAATTACTGCATTAGATACCGATATCACTGATGTTAGTGGAGACCATGACACAATCCCAACAGCAAAGGCAGTGAAGAGTTATGTCGATTTAGTTTCATTCGATGCAAACGATACGCAATATGCTTTCAGTGTTGAGGATACTCTTGTCGATAATACGAAGAGATTGAAACTAACAGGAACTGATGGTAGTTTCACATCTGTAAACTTTGAAGGTAGTGGAAGTATAACTGTTAGTAGGGTGAATGAAAGAATAATTATCGATAGCGATACAGAACCAGTCCAATCAGTATCATACAGTGGAAATACATTAACATTAACCAAAACCGATTTGTCTACAATAACTGCAACAATCCCTGATGCAACCACCAATGCTCATGGATTGATGACCGATGACCAGTTTGACAAACTAGCAGGTGTAGAGGCTGGTGCTACTGCTGACCAAACTGCGGCAGAAATCAGAACCCTAGTTGAGTCTGCCTCTGATTCAAACGTATTCACTGATGCTGACCATAGCAAGTTAAATGCAATTGAAGCCAATGCAACAGCAGACCAAACTGCATCGGAGATACGAACACTCGTTGAATCGGCAACTGACTCCAATGTATTCACAGATGCAGACCATACGAAACTGAATGGTATTGCTGCTAGTGCTAACAACTACTCCATCTCTTCTGACTTACTTGATGAAGATGATATGTCTTCAAACTCAGCAACTAAGGTTGCCAGTCAACAATCAATCAAGGCTTACGTTGATACAGAAGTTGCAGCAGTTGTAGCGTCTGCACCTGCGGCTTTAGACACACTGAATGAATTGGCTGCTGCTTTAGGAGATGATGCTAACTTTGCAACCACCACTTCAACATCACTAGGAAACAGACTTAGAGTTGATACTAACAGTCAGGGACTATCAGCAACACAACAAGGTAATGCAATAACGAATTTGGGAATCACAGCGAGTCTAGCGGAAATAAACATACTAGATGGTGGGTTATCGGCAAGTGACATACCGAACCTCAACGCTTCTAAGATAAACGCTGGAACATTTGCTACCGCTAGAATCGCAGATAGCGCAGTAACAACAGCGAAGATTGCAGATGATGCAGTGACTGTTGCTAAGATAAACGGTCTAACTAACTTAGGTAGTGGAGTTGTTATATCATCAGCAGAGAGAACCAAACTCTCAGGAATTGAAACGTCAGCAGATGTAACGGATGCTACTAACGTTGCTGCGGCAGGGGCAGTAATGGATGGTGACTTTACCAGTAATGGATTCATGAAGAGAACAGGTGCAGGAACTTACACTGTTGACACAAACACATACTTGACTGCACACCCTAGTATTTCAGCAGCAAGTAGTAGTGATAACTCAGGTAGAACCTATATCCAAGATATCACTCTAGACTCGAATGGTCACGTTACGGGTATTGCTACTGCTACTGAAACAGTTGTGAATACAGACACACAGTTGACACAAGAGCAAGTAGAGGATTTCGTCAATGGAGTTATCGTTGCCGGAACAAACATGACAAAGACGTATGATGATACGGCAGGAACTCTAACCCTATCTTCCACTGGAAAAACACAAGAGGAAATCGAGGACATAGTTGCAAATCTAGTTGTTGCAGGAACAAATGTAACGAAGACATATGATGATGCAGCAGGAACATTGACTCTAACTTCCACTGATACTAACACTCAGTTGTCAACAGAACAAGTGCAAGACATCATTGGTGCTATGGTAAGCGGAAACAATGAGAGTAACATAACTGTGACTTATGATGATACAAATGGAAAACTAGACTTCAACTCTACGAATACTAACACTCAATTGTCAAATGAAGAAGTAGAAGATGTAATCGGAGGAATGGTCACAGGTAACACCGAGACTTTCATCTCCGTATCATATGAGGACAGTGACGGAACACTTGACTTCGTTGTTCCTGTATTAGATGAAGATGATATGAATACAAATTCCGCTACGCATCTCGCTACGCAACAATCCATCAAGGCGTATGTGGATACCGAAGTAGCGGGATTAGTTGACTCTGCTCCGGGTGCATTGAATACACTCAATGAACTAGCAGCAGCAATAAATGACGATGCTACTTTCTCTGCAACAGTTACCACTGCATTAGGAAACAGACTCAGAGTAGATACTGCTTCACAAGGACTTAGTGGAACAGAGCAATCCAATGCTAGAACTAACTTGAATGTGGATGTAGCAGGAACAGATAATTCAGTTCCTGTAACTCTTGCAAACACAAATTATCTATCATTAAGTGGACAACAAATAACTGGTGGAACAATACCAATCTCAAGCGGAGGAACTGGTGCTACAAGTGCGGCTGCTGCAAGAACTGCGTTAGGAGTAGATGCTGCTGGAACACAGGTCTCAACGGATGTCACACTTGTTACTAGCAGTCATGACTATCTGAGCATAAGCGGTCAAGCAATTACACTAGGTCAGATAGACATCTCAGACGACACAAACCTAACTGCTGGAACTGGTTTGACCCTAAGTGGAGACACACTGAACGTAAATGCTGCACAATCAGGAATAACAAGCGTTGGAACACTATCCTCTCTAACTGTATCAGGAGATGTCACAGTAGACACTAACACATTCAAGATAGACAGCACAAACAACCGTGTTGGTATTGGCACTGCAAGCCCCGGATACAAACTACAAGTTGAAGGCTCGTTTGCTGCACAAACCAAGTCTTTCGTTATTCCACATCCTACACAAGAAGGAAAGACACTACAACACGGTTCTCTTGAAGGGCCGGAACATGGTGTTTATCACAGAGGTAGATTAGAAGGAAGTGTCATACAACTTCCTGAGTATTGGACAGGCTTGGTTGATGAGGATACAATCAGTGTCCAATTGACTGCTAATGGCGACTTCCAAATGCTCTATGTAGAAAAGATAGAAGACAACCAAGTATTCGTGGCTAATGCAGCAGATGAGGGCATTGACTGTTTCTATCTGATTCATGGTGAGAGAAAGGATGTTGGAAGAATGGAGGTTGAATACTGATGGCTAACTCGGACAAAGACATTCTAATTACACCTAACACTGGACAAACAGCAAAACCAAAGATAGAGGTGACTGGTGCTAACAATGCAACTAAGGCAATAGAAGTCAATGATGATGGTTCTCTGACATTCAACTCTACTATCCAAGCAACAACAGGTTCGGTTGCGAACAACAATAACAATCTAGTTACTGGTGATGCAGTCTATGACTACATTGAATCACAGAACTTTGCTTCTTCAGGTGCATCTAACTTCGTTGTTGGAGATATCACAGGACAATCAGAATTGACAAGTGGGCTTCAATCCACTGATGAACTGGTATTGAGTGATGGGGGTTCTCTTGCAAGAATGGATATCTCCGTTCTGCAATCATACATGCAGAGTAATCTCAACTTCACAACGGACACTGTATTGACATCAGAGCAAGTTCAGGACATAGTTGGAGCAATGGTAGATGGCGGAACAGAAACTAATATCGCAGTTACATATGATGACACTAACGCTAAACTGAATTTTGTTTCAACTGATACAAATACACAACTTTCACAAGAACAAGTTGAGGATTATGTTGGTGGATTGATTGCAGCAGGAACAGGGATATCAGTAAATTATAATGATGCAGGTGGTTCTCTAACAATAACAAACTCAAGTCCTGACCAAACTGTTGCTTTGACTGCGGGTTCTAATGTAAGTGTTAGCGGCACTTATCCGAACTTCACAATTGCCTCGACAGATACGAATACTCAACTCAGCACTGAACAAGTACAGGATATAATCGGGGCAATGGTCAGTGGAAATACAGAAACCAATATCGCTGTGACATACGATGATACCAATGGTAAACTCGATTTCGTATCCACAGATACCAACACTCAGTTAACGTTACTTGATGAAGACACTATGAGTTCAAACAGTGCTACTGCTGCTGCTAGTCAACAGTCGATAAAAGCGTATGTCGATTCAGAAGTTGCAGGTATCGTAGATTCAGCACCATCTGCTCTCAACACCTTGAATGAACTTGCTGCTGCTCTTGGTGACGATGCTTCCTTCTCCACAACAACCGCTACATCACTAGGAAATAGATTGAGAGTTGATGTTAATAATCAGGGACTTAATTCTACGCAGCAAGGAAACGCTTTGACGAATCTAGGTATCACTGCTTCCTTAGCAGAGATAAACATACTAGATGATGGGCTTGCAGCAAGCGATATACCAAACTTAGCGGCTTCTAAAATAACAAGTGGAACACTAGGCACTGCTAGGATACCAAGTCTTGCTACTAGCAAAATAACATCAGGAACATTTGCAGATGCAAGAATCGCTGAATCAAACGTCACTCAACATTTGGCTGCTGGAACAGGTCTTTCTCTATCAGGTAAGACATTCAGTGCAAACCTATCTGCTTCTGATATACCAAACCTAGCAGCATCTAAGATTACATCAGGGACTTTCGCAACCGCAAGAATTGCTGATGACGCTATCACAACGGCTAAGATAGCAGATGACCAAATAACAAATGCTCTAATGGCTGATGATGCGATTGATAGCGCACAACTGGCTGACGCTTCAATAGATGAAGTTCATTTGAATGCAACAAATACTGCTGTGGATAACTATCTACTAAGTTTCGATGCTGCATCAGGTGGATTTACTTGGGTAGCAGCAGGTGCAGGTGGAGAGAACAATCAGACAATTACAACAGGAACAGGTATTGATGGGGCTAATAGTGGTTCAAGTGGAAACATAACTCTAGCCATCGATTCGACAGTTGCTACTCTTGCAGGGACTCAGACATTCAGTGGTGCTAAAACATTCACTAGTGATATTCAACTAGATAATTCGGCACTTGAAATAAACGAAGAATATGGTAGAATTAATTTCAAGAAAGACGCAACGGATAATAGTGCAAATAATTACGCTATTTACTTCTATAACAATTCAGATGCAATTAGAGGTGGAATACAATTCAACGTCTCAGGCGATAGATTAGGTTTTGCTAGTGGAGGTGGAAGTGGTAGTGATTACCAACTATACATCCAAGATGGTGTTATTTATCCTCCTACTGATGATGACGTAGATTTAGGAAAATCAACTAACAAGTTCAAGGACTCATTCTTTGGCCTAGTTGATACTGAAAACTTGAAAATAAACGGTGGTCAAGGTTCTGATGGTCAAGTTCTAACTTCAACAGGTTCAGGTGTTGCTTGGGAGAGTCCAACTGATACTAATACATTTAGAACCGTAACAGCAGGAGGAAACACATTAGGTTCTACTGAAACATTAGCGTTTACTGCTGGAACAGGTATCACTATTTCTGAGAGTGGTGGTGCGGTAACAATCACGAATTCTGTTTCTGATACGAATACCTTTAGACCAGTTACTGCTGGTGGAAATACACTTGCCTCAAATGAAACTCTTGCTTTTACAGCAGGTAGTAACGTAACGATAACAGAGTCGGGAGGAGCAGTGACGATTGCTTCTACTGACACTAACACTAACACATTCAGGCCAGTAACAGCAGGAGGTAATACTCTCGGTTCTTCTGAAACTCTTGCTTTCACGGCAGGAAGCAACGTAACTATTTCGGAATTAAATGGAGCAGTTACCATTGCCTCTACGGATACTAATACACAGTTAAGCACAGAGCAAGTCCAAGATATTGTAGGTGCAATGTTCTCTGGAAACACTGAAACAAGAATATCTGCTGACTATCAAGATGGTGACGGAACAATTGACCTCGTTGTAGATGATATGACAGCAGATACCAATACATTCCGAACAGTAACAGCAGGAGGCAATACTCTTGGAGCATCAGAGACATTAGCCTTTACTGCTGGTTCTAATGTGACGATAACCGAGTTAAATGGAGCAGTCACAATTGCAGCAACAGATACCAATACGCAATTGACTCTATTAGACCAAGACGATATGAGTTCCAATAGTGCAACTTCCGCAGCAAGTCAGCAATCCATTAAGGCATATGTTGATACGGAGGTAGCAGCCATTGTCGATTCAGCACCTTCTGCGCTTAACACACTAAACGAACTCGCAGCAGCACTGGGGGATGATGCTAGTTTCTCAACTACAACTGCTACTTCTTTAGGAAACAGATTGAGGGTAGATGTCAACAATCAGGGTCTAAACTCTACTCAACAAGGAAATGCATTAACTAATCTAGGAATCACTGCTACACTTGCTGAGATAAATATCCTTGATGATGGATTGTCTGCATCTGATATTCCTAACTTGGCTGCTTCTAAGATTACTAGCGGAACATTAGGAACTGCTAGAATACCGAATCTTGCTACAAGTAAAATCACTTCAGGGACATTCGCTAATGGCAGGATATCTGAGGGAAGTGTCACACAGCATCAGGCAGCGTTGTCAATCACCGAATCACAAATTAGTGATTTACAATCTTATCTTACTGCACCTAGAACTGTGACTGCTGGTGGTCAGACACTAGCAAATAATGAGACTCTAGCATTTACCGCAGGTAGTAATGTCACTATAACTGAAAGTGGCGGTGCTGTGACCATTGCTTCAACAGATACGAATACTCAACTTTCTCAAGAGCAGGTTGAAGATTATGTAAATGGGTTAATTGTCGCAGGTTCTAACATCAGTAAAACATATGATGATTCAGCAGGAACTCTCACGATTGCTGCTACCGATACTAACACTCAACTATCACAGGAACAAGTTGAGGATTATGTAGCAGGAGTAGTTACTGCGGGTTCAAACGTGAGTGTAACCTACGATGATTCAGCAGGAACATTAACAATCGCATCTACGAATACTAACACGCAACTGTCTACTGAGCAAGTGCAGGATATTGCAGGACCGTTGGTAGCAACAGGCGGAACTAAGACTAGAATCGCAGTAACCTATGATGACGCAAACAACAACATGGATTTCGTTGTAGATGACGACCTTTCTAACTACGATAACTCAGCATCAGGATTCCTAACGGCACACCCTTCTATATCGGCAGCAAGTAGCGTTGATAATTCAGGCAGAACATATATTCAGGATATTACATTAGATTCCAACGGTCATGTAACTGGTATTGTGTCGGCTACTGAAACTGTTACTAATAGTGATACAACCTATTCAGCAGGAACTAACATTTCATTGAGTGGCACTACTTTCAATGTTGATGATGCTTTCTTGAAGAATGATGCTAACGATACAACAACAGGGACAATTACCGCAGCAGGTTTTACTACATCAGGAGACTTGAATGTTGAATCACAATATGGAAGGCTCAATTTCAAAAAGAGTTCGGGAGGGTCTGTAAATAATGATGCTATCTTTTTCATTAATGCATCAGACCAATATGCGGGAGGAGTGAAATACTTCCATAGTGGTAATTCGTTAAGATTTATGGCTAATCAAGCAGACCAACTTTACATTACAGATGGTGCAATTTATCCACCTGTTGATGACGATGTGGATTTAGGAACTTCTTCTCTTAAATTCAAAGATTCATTCTTTGGATTGGTTGATGCTGAAAACTTCAAGATAAATGGTGGTCAAGGTTCTGACGGACAGGTGTTAACTTCAACAGGAAGTGGAGTCGCTTGGGAAACACCGAATGTTGGAGATATCACAGGTGTAACCGCAGGAAATGGTTTGACTGGTGGAGGCAATAGTGGTGGAGTTACACTAAACATCGGTGCTGGAACTGGAATAGATGTAGCAGCAGATGCAATCTCAGTAGATGTATCTGACTTCATGACCAACGGCTCTAACAACAGAGTTCTAACTGCTACCGGAGCAGACGGAATAAATGCAGAATCAACCATGACATATGATGGGTCTACTTTACTTGTTACTGAAGCCATTCAAGGATACAAGACAGTGATTAAGACCGTCTCAACTACTACTACTCTCGCAGTTGCTGATTGCGGTAAGACAATTTACTGGACAGGTGGAGGTTTAACACTACCACCAAATATCGAAGAAGGACAACAACTCGTTGTTATTAACAACACAAATGCTTCTGCGACACCGAGTTTAGGAACTAACAACGACATAGCAAACAACTGGACTGCTCATGGTGCAATGGCAGATGAAACCGCAAGAACTTACATTGCTGTTGCTGATGACACATGGGTATACATCGGGTGATTGACATTGTATATGACGGGTCTGATTGGGTCTATTCAGCAGTTAGAGACTGCGAATGCAACTCCTGCCCCTGCTATTCACTCTAAGTCACTCTCAGGATTTGGTGTATCTGATAGAGACCAAACTTACAATTTCGGAAATCTATCTCTATACATAGGTGGTATTGTATTCAAGGATGATGGAAGTGTCTTTGCTACTACCTCTATGGGAGGAACATTAGATGACTTCGCAATAGAATATCAAGCATCAACAGCATTCACAATCAATTCAGGAGTTTCAGTGAGTAGTTCTACATCAAATAACTTGGACATTAATCCACCACAAGGTCTCGTAGGAGGTTTATCTGTTGCAGGAGGTGGAACTAGAGTGTATGTTTTCGGTAGGTCAACAAATAACGTCAATTGTTTTCATCTCTCAACTGCATGGGATTTTGGGTCAGGTGGCTCTGCTCAAAGTAATTTTAACACCAGTTCACAAATCAGCAATGTGTATGATGGTTTCGTAAAGGATGATGGAACTGAAATGTATGTAGTAGGATATGGGCCTGATAAGGTATATCAATATTCAATGTCAACTGCTCACAACCTATCAACAGCAAGTCTGACTAACTCATTTGACTTTTCAGCAAAGGTAGCGGTATGCGGTGGAATCCACTTTGAAAGCAATGGAAATGCATTTGTGATAACTGACGCTACCACTGACAAACTCTACAAATACAACCTATCGACTGCTTGGGATATAACAACATCCACATTTCATTCACAATCTGACAGTCTACAAACTGATGCTTCCACATTATCAGGTGTTTGGTTTGATGATGATTGGAACTACATCTTCTATACTGACCAAGATGGTGATGACCTATATCGTATCCCAACAACGACCTTAGCAGCAGCACCGTCTAACCTCAGTGCATCTACTGCTTCTACATCTCAGATTAACCTAAGTTGGAGTGCTGTCTCAGGAACAGGCTCAGTAACATACACAATACAACGGTCTACTTCTTCCGGTAGCGGATTCTCTAATATAGCAACGGGAGTAACAGCGACTAGTTATAGCGATACAGGTCTATCAACAGGATTCCGTTATTATTACAGGGTTCAGGCTGTTGATGATAATGGAGGAGGTAGTTATTCAAGTGAAGTGAATCGGTTTACTGCGCCCGGTCAGGTTACAGGTCTATCTGCAAGCGCACAATCCAACACTCGAATCGACTTGTCATGGTCTGGGCCGATTGCAGCCGGATACAAAATTGAACGCTCTACATCATCGGGTTCGGGCTATTCACAAATAGGAACTACGTCATTAGGAACAACTACTTTCTCGTCAACAGGGTTGTCTCAAAACACCACTTACTACTTTAGAGTTCGAGCATTTACCGACCCCGGAGCAGATGGAGCATATTCATCAGTAGTCAACGAAACTACTCAGAACAATTCAAGCGTGCCAACTAATGTGAGTATCGCTACGTCTTCATCGGGCAACTACAATCACGCCGTAAAGATTGAGAATACTGCTGTCGGTTCTTCGGGGCAGAATCCTGTTACTACTGAAGATGGCTCGAACTTCGGTTCTTCGGGTGCAAAAGCAGTTACAATGGATTTGAATTATGGCCCTAATTATGAAGCAGCATTGAACAACAACAATGGCCGTTTGGAATTGGAGTGCGCTGGATACATCAGAGCAACTAACGCAACCTCGTTCCAATGGGACATCTCAAACCTATCTGTCAACCAAGACACATATTCTGCTGTCAATAGTCTTAGCACAGTAGGAACTGCTTCGACAAGTCAAGATGCGACTTCCTCCGGTGTTGGTGAGGTAGTGAGGATTCAACACAACTCAGGTGGTCGTGGATATCTCATGTTGTCTAATTCAGGAGATAACATAAGTTTCGATGTAGATGCAGATGCTACTAACTCAGGTGGAACAACCAGTGCGCCTACATTGACAGTTACATTAGAGACGGTGTGATATTATGCGTTGGACAGTTACAGGAATACCCGAAGGAAGAGTTGGAAAGTTCTCAATAATGTATTGCACTACACATAGAGGACATCCTTCTTGGCATACCTATGTAGATTACGCAAGCATACCAAGCGGAACATACACGGTTCTGTTTGAACACTTTGGAGATAATGACTCAGCATTGAACATCATGCAGGATACACCAAGAGAGTATGAAGAACACTCATGGATGTTGGACAAGATGAGTGGTGATGTTCTCATTGCTGGATTAGGTGTTGGTATGATTAACGTTCCACTTCTTGCCTCTGATGATGTAACAAGCGTCACAATCGTAGAGAAGAACCAAGATGTGATTGACTTAGTTTGGGACTACTGTGCTAAGGATGATAGATTCACTTTGATACATGATGACATCAACACTTGGGAGATACCTGAAGGAAGCAGTTGGGATGTAGCATGGTTCGACACATGGATGACACATGATGAACAGTTACCTGAATACATAACAAGAATACAAAACAAATACGGTGATTATGTTCAACAGATGAGTGGTTGGCATTGGGAAACTGAATAACTACATTTACAACTTTTTCGATTCTGTTTACCCCCTATTTGACAGGTAAATGTAGTAAAAAATTAGATGTATGTTCCACAATATGTGCAGAAACAGCCTTGTCTTGAATAAACAATAGGTCTAATCCATTCGCAAGTAATGCAGACACCTAAATCAAAATCACTGTTCATCATTATCCCAATCTTTGAACATTTCTTCTAAGCATCGAAGAAACATTGCGCTATTTGTTTTGCTCATAGTTTACTTTCTGCACTAGGAGGTAAAAATAAATTGCGACTTTATGTGAACAGGAGATTTTTGAAAATAGCGATTTCAAA